GGCACTGGGGTGCATGCTTCTGGACAGGGGCGCGGCGGCGTTGGGGAAAACGATGCTTCTGGCGGAAGACTTTTACACGCCAATGTATCGAATGATTTTCGAGGCGATGCAGGGAGTAGAGGAGATCGACGCGGTGACGGTGATGAACGAGCTGGCGCGCAGGGGCGAGGCTGAGAGGATCGGGCTTGACCGGATTGCGGGGATTGCATTAGGGATATCCACGAGCGTTTACCTGCACAGCTACATAGACGACCTAAAGCGGCTTGCCTACCTGAGGCGAGTGGTGCGGACGGCGCAGGAGATGGCGCAGGCGGCATACCGACAGGACATCGGCGGGATTGACCGGAGCATGGCAGCCATGCGCGGGGACGGCTGGGGCAGCGCGGAGATTGTGACGCTGGCGGATGCCACGGAAAAGCACATTCGCGAGATTGCGGCACTGCGGGAAAGCGGCAGGAAAATCGTTGGGCTGCCGACAGGCTTCACTGACCTTGACCTGATGCTTGGGGGGCTGCGGAACGGGGATTTCTGCATTCTGGCGGCAAGACCGAGCATGGGCAAGAGCGCGCTTGCCTTGGACATTGCGAAGCACGCGCAGAAAAGCCTGACGGAGCAGGCGGACAGGGTGGTTTTCTTCTCACTGGAGATGCCGGACAAGAGTCTTGGGAACCGCGGCTACACATCGGAATTTCTGATTGACAACGACCGCTTTGCGGTGGGGACGAATGATGCGGCATGGCAGGAGACGCTGCGCGGGGTGGCGGAAAACCGCGCGGACTACGAAAGCGGCGCAGGGCGGATGATCATCCGAGACGAGACGGGGCAGACGGTGGAGAAGATGAGCGCGTTTCTGCACGGCTTACATGGGCAGGGGATTCGCCCGCGGTTCATCGTGGTAGACTATTTACAGCTCATCGTGAGCAAGGGGCAGGACAGGGTGCGCGAGGTTGGCGCAATCAGCCGCGGCTTAAAGCAGATGGCGCGGGACTGGGACTGTCCGGTTTTGGCACTTTCCCAGCTGAGCCGAGGACCTGAGACGCGCGCCGACCACAGACCGATTCTTTCGGATTTGCGGGACAGCGGCGACATTGAGCAGGACGCGGATGTGATTCTTTTCCTCTACCGTGACGAGTATTACTACCCGGACACGGAGAAGAAGAACACGGCGGAGCTGAACATTGCGAAGCAGCGAAACGGCCCGACAGGAACGATCGCGCTGACATGGATGCCGAGAAGCACGACCTTCCGCAGCGCGGCAGGCTTCCGGGAGACGAAGGAAGCACCGCCAAAGGAATGGGTGCAGGAACATCTTTGATTTCAAGGCGGACGAGGTGATAACATGAAAAACGAGAAGCAGGAAAGCCCGGCGGCAGAAATTCTCTGGCTGCGAGGGCTTCGCGCCTTTGTGGCGGAAAACAGTACAGAGCGGCTTTTGGTGGAGGCGGATGCCCTAGATGCGGCACGCGCGGAGACGGAGGCGGACAAGCAGGCGCTTTTCCTGCGGACGCTTACGCTGATAGAGAGAGGGGAGAAGGCGGACTTTTACAGCCGAGTGCTGCAATATGCGGAGCTGAGAGAAAGAGGGGAGAAGGGCGGCGCGGAGCAGGCAATCCGCAGGCATTGGGGGGAGCTGCAGCAGATGGAAAGAGGGATTTCGGAGCATTATGAAAAGCTGAGGGAGGGGTGCAGGTGACAACAAAGAAAGAGATGGCGCGGCTGATAGAGCAGATGGCGGACACACCGGAGGCAACGCAATGGCTGCGGGAGAGAAACGAGGCAATGCGCAGGAGCCTGCGGGACATTTCGCTTTCTGCGGTGCAATATGACGCAGTGGGGGGCAGGAGCGGACACGGGGACAGCACAGCCGACAAGGTTTTGAAGCGAGCGGAGACAGAGGAGCGGATCCGCACCAACGAAAGAGCGATTCGAGACAGGCTGCGGCTGCACTCTGACCTGAGCCTTGTGATGGCGGAGGCGCTGACAACGGAGGAGCGGACAATCATCTGGGGGAAGCATGCGGAGCGCCTGGCATGGGATCGGGTGGCGCGAAAGGCGAGACTTTCCAGAACTGCCTGCTTTCGGAAGGAGGCGGAGGGGATGGAGAAGCTTTGCAGGGCTTGGGATGAGAGAAAGGAAAAAGAAAAAAGCAAGGACACCTGAGGTGTCCTTGCTTTTTTGGTGAGACATTTTTTTATTGAGGCGGATTTTTATTTTATGGTAAAATGAAACAATAAACGGAGTTATATTATGGAGGTGAAGAATATGCAAGAAAGATGCGACATGAAAGAGATACAGAAGATGCTAGGTTCTTTCAGTTGTCCGGAGTTAGCGGAATTGAGTGCGCTAGCAACAAAATATAAAATGAATTTTGCCGATTTGGGAATAAAAAGAGATTTGATTGATCCGAAATTAAAGGATAACCTAGAGGAAATATCAAAAGTAATGCGTTTATGGAGAGAAAATATAGATTTTCAATCATTGGAAAAGACAATAGAGACATTCAAGACAAATAATTTTTTTGAAAGTCCTGAATATAGTGCTTTGATTAAGAAAATGGAGGAAATTGCAAAACCGGGTGCAGCTTTGCAAAAATACTGGAAGGGTGCACTGGATACGATACAAGAAGTGGCTCTCCATAACCCGAATGCGGTGGCAGATTATCTCGAATCAGTAGGGAAAGAGTTTGATTGTTCTGTCATTCAAGAAGAAATATCTTTCAGCGAAGAAGATATAGAGCATATTTCTTCGGAGGAATTTGCAGAGATTTTTAAGGAACAGCTTGAAAACCCGAAAGGATTTCAGGAACGGGTTGCGAATTGGACAGAAGAAAAGAAAAAAGAATACTATATTTTATGGAAAGTATTTAGTATTGTGTTTCATATTATATATGGTGTAGCACTGATTCCTTGGTTGCAAAGTCTTGTAAATCCAAGGTGAAGTTAGGAAGAAAATGAAAAAGTCAAGGACTGAGGTGTCCTTGCTTTTTTGTTGAGACAGTCTATTGACATTATCACTAAAGTTAGTGATGGCGGTTTGTGCATATTGTCACTTGAAATAGTGATATACTTTTGTTATGATAAGAATACGAAAGGAGGAGGTGCATAAAATGGGTATCAGCTATGACAAAATGCTGAAGCTATTCCAAGAAAGGGGTATCACAAGCTACACGATGAGGAAAGAAAAAATCATCGGGCAGGCAACTTGGAAGAAGATTCAGGAGGGCGGAAACATTGACACAAAGAGTCTGGGTGCCTTATGTGGGTTTCTGGACTGCCAGCCGGGGGATTTACTGGAATATGTGAAGGATTGAAAGGAAGTGGATGGAATGAGTGAGAGAGAAATGGCGGCAAGCTTACTGGAAAGAGTACCGGATTACAAGATGGGTTATGTATTGGCATATTTACAGGGGATAACAGCGGACGAGGCTGCGGATGATGCTTTTTGCGAAAGGATGTACGAAAGCTATCTGAATGACCCCGACCCGGAGAAAGACGTTACCTATTCTTTAGAGGAGTGCAAAAAGGAATGGGGGCTTGATTGATGTACAGAATCATCATCAAAAAGAGGGCGAAGAAATTCATTGACAAGCTGCCCAAGCAGGAGAAGCTCCGCCTTGTAACAGCCATTGAAGAATTACCGAACGGCAGCGACATCAAGAAAATGAAAGGGCATGACGACCTGATGCGGCTGCGGGTGGGTGATTATCGTGTAGTTTATACGGTAGACAACGGAGAATTGATTGTATTAGTAATTGATGCAGGAAACAGGGGAGAAATTTACAACAGATATTGAAGGGAAGGCGCTGCGGAAATGCAGCGCTTTTTTATTTTCTGCTGCGAAAATGCAGTGTTTTTTTATTTTCTGCTGCGGAAATGCAGCGTTTTTTTATTTTCTGCGAAAAAATGTACGATTTGGGACGATTTGGGACGATTTGGAACGATTTTGTACGATTTGGAACGATTTGGTACGATTGATATGATAGAATGATAGTAGGGAGAGCTCGCGAGGGTTCTCCTGTTTCATTTTATTCTTTTATCCTCCTTAGTAGCGGAAGGCGGCTGCCGATTTCGGCGGCTGCCTTCCCTGCATAAAGAGGGGGAGGGGCTGCATAAAATGCGCCAAAGCGGCATTTCAGGGGGGTTATTTAACTCTTTGGGGAAGTGTTAAGCAGAGGCGGCGGAAAAAGGGTTTCTTCCTAATAAGGCGGAGAAAAAGAAATATTTAACACAATGTTATGTTATGTTAAATAAAAAAAGAGCGAGGAAAGCGGCGAAAAGTATTGAGATTTCGGGCTTTCTTGGCTCTTTTGCATATATGCGGAAAAATGCAGGCGGAAATTTATGCAAAAATTTTTCGGCACCGAAAACATGAAAAGTGCCGAAAAAAGGGGGGTGAAAAGGTGGCGAGCAAGAACGAAGAAAAGATTTATGAAAACATGAAAAGCCTTGAAGAATGGGCGTTTGCGGGGATTTCACAAAAGGAAATGGCGGAAATGCTGGGGATGGCATATTCAACATTTCGGGAGCTGCGGAAGAAAATTCCGGCACTTTCGGCACTCTTGAAAAAAAGTGCCGATTTTTTGAAGGCGGAGCAGAAGAAGGAAGTTGAGAGCGTGGAGGTTTCGCTTTTAAACCGATGCCTGGGCTACAACGCGGACATCAGGAAGCACATGAAGGTGAAGAAGCCGATGCTGGGGGCAGACGGCAAGGTTTTGACGGACGCGAACGGGAAGGTCATTACGGAGGAGGTGCTGGAGGAAGTGACGGAGCAGCAGCACGTTCCTGCGGACGTAGGGGCAATCAAGTTTTACCTTCTGAACAAAGCAAAGGACAAATGGAAGGAGAACCCCGACAGGCTGGAGCTGGAGAAGAAACGCGTTGCGAACGACACGAAGCGGACGAAGCTGGCGGAGCAGGCGGCGAGCGGCGGCGGCGTGAGCGGAAAGACGATAGAGGAAATCTTAGAGGAAGCGGAAAGCGGTGGAGCAGATGCCGAGGTATGACGTTTTACGAGATGCGAAGAAATACATTGAAGCCTTTCTTTGCATCAAGACAAAGGAAAGCGAGATTGTGCCCTTCCGGCTGAACTCTGCGCAGAAGCGATTATATGAGTGCATCAAGGAGCAGCAGGCAGAGGGCAAGCCGATCCGCATTATCATTTTGAAAAGCAGGCAGATGGGCTTTTCCACGCTGACGGAGGCGTTGATTTATTACAAAACGGCGACCAGAAGCAACGTGAACAGCTTCATCATTACGCACAAGGACGATGCGACAACGAACCTTTTCAACATGAGCAAGCTATTTCAGGAGAGAAACCCGGCGAGACCGCTTTTAAAGAACAGCAACGCCAAGGAGCTGATTTTTGAGAATCCCACGAAGAACCGGAGGGAGAAGGAACGGCTGCCGGGACTGAAAAGCAAGATAAAATGCGCGACAGCCGGGGGCAAGGGTGTTGGGCGAAGCGACACCTTAACAAACGTGCATGCCTCGGAGCTTGCCTTCTGGCCCGGAGAGATTGCGGAGACCTACGCCGGACTGATGCAGGCGGTGCCGGCGACAAAGGACAGCATGGTAATCATAGAAAGCACGGCGAAGGGGTTTAACTTCTTCAAGGAGATGTGGGACGATGCGGTAGCAGGGCGAAATGACTATGTACCCTTTTTTGCGGCATGGTTTGAAATGGACGAATACCGCAGGGACTACCACGGGGAGCAGCTGACGGAGGAGGAAGAAGAACTTAAGACCGCTTTTGGCTTGGACAACGAGCAGCTGATGTGGCGCAGGTGGTGCATCCGGAACAACTGCAACAACGACATAGATCTATTTCATCAGGAATACCCTTCGACACCGGAGGAGGCATTTATTGCGACAGGGGCAGGGGTATTTGACAACAAGGCAATCATCATACGGCTGCGGACGATGGAAGAAGCACCCAGAAGGGGACGCTTCACCTACGAGGAGACACAGGAGAGGCTTGACCGTATTCTTTTGCAGAAGCGGCACTTTACCGAGGACGAAAAGGG